CATTTGTAACAGTTATTCGGAAATCGCCATTGCATGGGAAGATAGAAGGGGCTCCGCCGCGGACGCGACCAGCCAGTCTGAGGCCGTTTGTGAGAGACGGCGAGAGGGTGGACCCGGCGCGCGACGGCATGTTGAAATACTCAGTCACGGTTCCATTATGGGATCTAAGGACTCTGGACATGTGCATATCGTCATACAATGATGCTGTGTACAACCACCCCCTCTTCCATGTGGATGAGCGGGTTGGGAGGAGAGAACTGAGTTATGAGGAGGCGGTCGTTGGCATGCCTGGAGTAGACGGGCTAGACGGTATCAAGAGGAAGACCTCCGCTGGGTACCCTTACTGCTTGCTCGTTGAAAAAGGCGGCAAGAAGGACTTCTTTGGAGATAGTGTTGATTATGAGTTTGGATCAGAGAAGGAGCTTTTGCTCCGTGATGAGGTCCAAGGCATGGTTAACAGTGCAAAAAGAGGTGAACGTTGGCTCAACTTATGCCGGGTCACGTTGAAAGACGAAAGGAGGAAGCCCGACAAGGGCGCCCGGCTGATCATGGGCTCGAGTGTGAGACATTTGATAGCGAGCCGGATGCTTGCCGGTGCCTTTCTCCAAAACCTACAGCTCAATAGGATCATCAATGGGATGGCTATTGGGCTAAATGTGTACACCGAGGCAGACGAGGTTGTGCGTTGGCTAGGGAGAGATTCGAAGTACATCGCTGGCGATTTTTCGAATTTTGATGGACGCCTACCATATTTTCTGCTGGCCAGGTTCTCTGACACGCAGGACGCGTTCTATAGGGATTGGGACTCTGAGAATTCCATTGCTCGGATCGTCCTACTTGAGGACATTGCCAACAGCAGACATGTTGATGGTGAGGGTCGCGTCGTGGAGTGGGTTGGTAGCAACTCCTCCGGGAATGCGTACACTTCGTACATAAACTCGTGGTGCAACCTCATGGGGTTGCGAATGGCAACGCTGAAGATCCTTGGGATGACTGGCGCCCAAGCGCGTAAGTTCCTGGGTGAGATAGATGATCACGTCCGTTTCCTCGTGTATGGTGATGATAATATCATCGCTGTGCAACAAGGAAGTAGATATGCAGATCAACTCACGCAGCAAGGATATAGTGAGGTCTTCGACACCCTTGGGTGGGTGTACACAGATGAGGACAAACGCAG